TGCACTCAGCATTGAAGGAAGTTCAGGGAATGCAAGGGCTTTCAACACAGACAGTTCTTATCTGTATGCCCCCAGCGTTGAAAAGGTTGGAAGTGGCATATAACAAATTAATTATGGTGGAAGCACAGCTGGAACAGGATATCTTGAATTGTGAGGAGAGGGAGTGTGAGGAACTATGATGAAGAAGGAGTTTGAAAAGCTTGTCGGGAAAGCGGTCAGTAATGAGGAATACGGTACTATTGAATACGTTTACACTTGGCATCCTGCTATCAGTGAAACCGAGGGCAAAGATCAGATCACAAGGCTTTACACAGATTACGGTATGACAGTCATTGAGGATATGGTGGAGAGAGCCAGGAAGATGGAGAAACTTGAGGGTGATTTAAAAGCGGCCCAAAGACAGGTTACTTTAGTTCAGGACCGGATTAAGGCATTGAGTAAAGCAGAAACCCCAGGAGCTGCAACTCCCAGGGAATCAAGGTAACGCGAAAATATTTTACACCTCTATTATACATAGGGCTCAGGAGGAAATCAAGATGGAAAAATCAATAATCGGAATTGCAGTTTTTGATCCAGAAAAACATGAAGCAGGGGTTGCGGCAATAGCAAGACTTGATGTTTTGAAGAACTTTACCATTAAAAGCGAGTATAGCATTTCGCGGGAAGATATAGCCAGTATTTTAGGCTTTGAGTTGCCAGAAAAGGAGTCGAGCCATGAAGAAGTATCATAAGTTGTGGATTCTTCTTAGGGAAAAGCTAACCCAGTTTGAAAATAATGAGTGTGATCCCGATGATAAAGAAGTTTATCACGTTGTATTGACTGAGATGGCTCAGATGGAGGCCGGAGAGTTTTTGGAGGATTAAGATGTTAAAGACAGAAAAGGATTTTATAGGCTATCAAGGAATTTGCTCACAAAAGGGAATCTATATAGAAAAGGATCAGGCTTTTGATTATATTACGGAACAAATCAATGCTGATCCATCTCTGAAAGAAGAATTCCAGAAAGCCTTGGTAGACTGGTTCTTTTCAGGAGATTTCATAAAAGTGTATAGAGAAGATAAGGAGGAAAAAGAATGGCAAGAGTCATAGGAGTAATGGGAGAGTCAGGTTCAGGTAAGACGACATCTATGAGAAATCTGGACCCCAAAACTACTTTTTATATTGATTGCGACAAGAAGGGAATGTCATGGAAGGGGTGGAAACAGCAGTACAGGGAAGAAAATCGTAATTATTACCGTACTGATTACCCATCTACTGTTTTAAATCTCCTGCAGAAGATTCAGGAGCAGGATAATATGAGCCATATCAAAACTGTAGTGATTGATACAATCAACGGTATCATGGTAGGCGAAGAAATGCGGAATGTTAAGGTAAATGGCTATGGAAAGTGGACTGACCTTGCCTCTTACATATTTGGAATTATAGATTTTGCTCTGACCATGCGTGATGATTTAACTGTGCTTATTATCTGTCATTCTGAAACAATTTCTGATGAGAACGGATACGTGTTTACCAGAATCAAGACGAATGGCCGGAAGCTGGACAAGATCATTTTGGAAAGCAAATTAACCACAGTGTTACATGCAATTCAGCATGATGGTAAATATGTGTTTAAGACCCATGCGGACAACTCTACAACTAAAACACCTTTTGGAGCCTTTGATGTAGATGAAATTGATAATGATATTACAAAGGTTATGGAAGTGCTGCAGGAATACTAATTAAAAGCTTGTTATAGCAGAAAGAAAAAAATTGACAGAGAGGAAAGAATAGACAATGAAAAGATTAGGAAAAGGTTATGAGGAAGCTCAGGCGTATACAGATGGAGGAAAGTTACCAGTTGGTGGATATGTTCTAAAAATTGAGAACTTGAGATATGAAGAGGGCGCCAATGGAAATTCCGATATTATTGTATTTCAATTTGATATTCTGGAAGGCGACTATGTGGGATTTTTCAGAAAGAATTTCGAAGAGAATGTACAGGAAGATAAGAAATGGAAAGGTACATATAGGCTTTATGTTCCAAAAGAAGATGGAAGTGAACAGGATAATTGGACCATAAAACGCTTTAAAACGGTCATGAAAGCCTTTGAGGACTCTAACAGTAACTATCATTGGAACTGGGACGAAAACACTCTGAAAGGCAAGTTAATTGGGGGGATCTTTAATGATAAGGAATACGAATTTAATGGTCGTCACGGCTTCTTTACAAACTGTTATGGATTATGTGGTGTAGAGAAGATAAGAAGCGGCAACTATAAAGTTCCGGATCCAACGTTATTAAAAAACCGTTCTTCTAGCTCTATACCATCAGCTAATGATGATTTTATGAATATACCAGCAGGAAGTGAGGAGGCAATACCTTTCTGATATGAATAACTTCGAGATTCAGAAATGCTTAGATTCTATGGAAATCATTGTAGATACAAGGGAAAAGAATACAGAGAGAGCCAGGGAACGATATTCCCGGTTCTCTGCCCCCTATAAGCACCATGCACTTGATTACGGGGATTATACATACAATTTCAGGCTACCGGGTGGAAAGTGGCTGTATGAGCTTGAAAAGCATGATAAGGCACTTGAACCGCAAGTTGTAGTAGAACGCAAGATGGATTTAGATGAACTGGCAGGGAATTTTACCAGAGGAAGAAAAAATTTTGAAGAGGAGTTTGAAAAGGTAAAAACCATTAATGGCCGGATTTATCTTCTGGTAGAAAAGGCAACATGGGAAAACCTTATGAACGGAAGATATAAAAGTAAGTTTCATAAAAAAGCATTCATGGCATCAATTACGGCTTACATGGTTCGGTATGGAGCTGGTGTAATATTTTGCAAAGAAGAGACATCAGGTGCGTTAATCAAGGAAATTTTGTATCGTGATTTAAAGGAGAGATTGGAGAATGGGGAATATGGTTAATGGTGGCTGGGTAAAACTTTACCGTGAATTAAAATCAAAATCTATCTGGCAGCTTTCTTCTCCAGAACAAAAAACGGTCCTTATAACAATTCTTATGTGTGTTAATCATGAGGAAAATTCATGGGAATTTAATGGTCAACAATTCCATTGTAAATCCGGTCAAATGATAACTTCTTTGAAGTCTTTAGCAAAAGAATGCGGAGAAGGGGTGAGTATACAAAATGTAAGAACGTCGTTGGCGCGCTTTGAAAAACTGGGTTTTCTAACAAACGAATCAACAAAGACCGGACGTCTCGTAACCATTGTAAACTGGGGGCTTTATCAGGGTTATGATGGCGAGGCCCAACAAACCAATCAACAAAGACCTAACAAAGGTCTAACAAAGAGCCAACAAAGACCTAACAAAGACCTAACACCTAACAAGAATGATAAAGAATATAAGAATGAAAAGAATGAAAAGAAAAAAGATCTTACGCCTGCGGCACCCGAAAACCAAAGCAGTGATGATGAGGGTTGGATGACTCCAGAAGAACTGATGGAGAAAGCAAAGAAAGGACTGATTTAATGCAGTATGAATTTGACAAAGAAGATGCCTTTCGTTTTGCAAACCATGTAAATGGAACTGTCAGAACCAGAGGAGATGAATTGCAATTCACTTACTGCCCATATTGTTCTGGTGGTAAAAGCAAAGATAGAGGTTCTTTCTCGATCAGCCTAAAGACAGGGCAGTTTGATTGTAAGAGATCAAGCTGCCAGGCCAAAGGAAATATGATTACATTGTCAAAGGATTTTGATTTCTTTCTGTCAGAGGATATGGACCGATATTTGAATCGTGATGGATTTAATGAAAAGTTCCGCCGATTTAAAAAAGTACATATTGAAGTGAAGGATCGTGCTGTGGAGTATCTCGAGAAAAGAGGAATATCGAAAGATATCACGGAGCGTTACCAGATCACAGTCAAAAATGATTCTGATAATATCCTCGTGTTTCCGTTCTTGGACGATAAAGGTGAACTGAGATTTATTAAATACCGGAAAATGGATTTTGATAAAAGCAAGGATAAATCAAAAGAATGGTGTGAACGGGATTGTATGCCTATCCTTTTCGGCATGGACCAGTGCAAGGACTTTACTAGTCTTGTTATTACAGAAGGTCAAATTGATAGTTTATCAGTATCAGAATCAGGGATTAAGAATGCTGTGAGTGTTCCTACTGGAGCGAAAGGATTTACCTGGATTCCTCATTGCTGGGATTGGATCAATCAATTTGAGGAGATCATAGTGTTTGGTGATTGTGAAAATGGCGCCATGACCTTGTTAGATACGATCAGTCGGAGATTTTCCCATAAGCGGATTAAAGCCGTACAGCTTGAAGATTATAATGGTTGCAAAGATGCAAATGAAATTCTACAGAAGTTCGGGAAACAATCAGTCTCATTTGCTGTAGAGAATGCGAAGCTCCTTCCGGTGAAACAGATTAAAGAATTAGCAGATGTTGAAGCCGTTGACATTGAAAGCATGGAGCGAATTCAATTTAATATTCCGGCAATAGATAAACTGTTAAATGGCATGTATCTTGGACAACTTATTCTTCTAACTGGAAAACGTGGAGACGGTAAGTCAACATTCATGAGCCAGTTAATTGCAGAAGCCCTGGAACAGGATTACAACACTTTTATCTATTCTGGGGAGCTGGTTGACTTTCATTTCAAACGTTGGCTAGACCTACAGGTGGCTGGTACTCACCTTATCTACCAGAAATTAGAGAATGGAAACGAAACCTATACAATATCTGATTCTAATATAAAAAAGATCAATGCATGGTACAGAGGGAGAGCGTTTCTTTATGACAATTCCATCATTGAGGGTGAAGAACTGGAGGACTTGCTGACCGTAACAGAACAGGCGATTAAGCAATACAATATCAAGTTTGTCTGTATTGACAATCTGATGACTGCGATGGACGTGACTTCAAAAGACGATCTTTACAGAGCTCAGGGAGTGTTTGTTGGAAAGCTTGCAAAGTTGGCAAAAGCCTACAATGTGGTGATACTCCTGGTAGCACACCCCCGGAAAACATCCGGATCTATCTCAAACGATGATGTAAGTGGAAGCTCAGATATTACTAACAAGGTTGATGTTGTTATGTCGTATTCCAGAGACGAGGAAAACGAAGAAGAGGATAAACGCCTATTTAGAGTTACAAAGAATCGTCTAACTGGAAAATTAACCAAGGACGATAGCCCAATTAGTTTATACTACGCTTCTGGTAGTAAGCGAATTGTAGGCGTAGAAAAAAGATTTAACCGAGAATATAGTTGGAGTTCAGATAAAGATGGTTTTCATGTATCAAATGAAGGTCCTTTTGAAACTGAATACATAAGTTT